CCGCCCAGCGTCACGCTAAACGCATTGCTCAGGCTTGCGTCGGTTGCAATGTTCGCCCCGTCCGTCAGCGTCACTGGCGTTACTGTCTGCGCCCTGGTGAAAACGTTGGCCGAGGCCAGCATCGCAGCCCCGACAGGGGAATACAGCGTGTCAAAGTAGGTTTTCGCTGTCGCCTTGAGGTTCGCCCAGGTGAGTTTCTTCAGGACGTTGCTTGCTGCGCTGTCAACAATCGGCAGTTCGTCAGCGTCTACAGGGGTTGTCTTGCTGGTTGCCGCGTGCGTTCCTGGGGCGATAACCGTGATATTGGCCGTGCCGTCGAAAGTAACGCCGTCAATCGTCCTGCCGGTCTGCAAGGCGGTTGCTGTGCCTGCATTTCCCGTAACGCTGGTCTGGTCGCCGGTATTTGTGCCGGATAGCGTCAGCCCGCTGTCGGCAATAAGCTTCCCGGTTGTCCCGCTGAACACTGCCACACGGCCGTTTACAGAGCTAGCAGGCCCAACCACATACCCAAGCGCTGGAACAGCAGTGCCGACGTAGGTTCTCACCGCCTTCTGCGTGGCAACCCGCGTATCGCTGTTCGCCGCAAGCGCGCCATCAACGTCAGCGTCTAGCGTGCCAGCAGTTCCTATCCCTAGCGCGGTCCTGGCTGCGCTCGCCGAGGTTGCCCCTGTGCCGCCGTTGGCTATGGGCAGCGCCGTTCCACTCAGGGTTATGGCCAGCGTCCCGCTTGAGGTGATGGGCGAGCCAGATACCGCCAGGAAAGACGGCACCGTAGCCGCAACGCTTGTGACCGTGCCAGATGATCCGCCGCTTGTAGACCCGCCGAAGGCTACAAACTCACCGTTGCGAACGCTGTAGTACGCCTGTCCCGTGGTCGTGTCGATGACGACAAATGCCGCTGCCGAAGGGCTGCGGTAGATATTGAAGTCAGCCGCCAGCGGAACACCGTCGTGCAGCAGAACCTGCTTTGCGGCATCCATGGCTTAGGCCAGCGCCCCGGTTGATCGGTCGGTGATACGGGGAGGTGGCAGCGTGCTGGTGCGCTCAGTCGTTGGCAACTTTGCGTGGCGCAGCATCATCAGCCCATAACGGGTGGCGCTCATCAGGTCGTCTTGCAGCTTCACGATCTTCCCGTCCTCGCGGTGGTACAGGCGGTATTCCTCCCACCAGTCGGCCAGGTGCTTCGCCACTTTCAGGCGTCCGGTCTGCATCCGGTCCAGCATCATCATCAAGCCAGCCTCAACGCTATTCCCGCCTTGGCCTTCCTTCTCGCCTGCCGATTTGTCTGGCGCGTGGGTGGCCTTGTCCTTCAGCATGTTGACTTGCAACTTGCGATACTGGTTTGCCAGGGCGACGCCGCTGCCCTTGTCGTGCTGCTCGCCGTCATGCGGCCAAGCCACAGGAATCCACTTCCCACGGGCGTTGATTGCCAGCGCGTGAATCATCGGCGTGGCCTCACGGACGCGGTAGGCGTCGTAAATGTGCACAACGTCGTTATCGCGGTCCCATGCCATCCAAACAGCGGCAGTCGGGTGGTCCCAGCCAAAGTCCATGCCGCAGATACGGGGCCAGTGTGCAGGAATCTGCACCTGCGGTTCGCTGATTACATCGTCAGCAATCGGGAAGATTCGGCCGCTGCCGAGGGTTGGCGTGCCGTTAACCCGAGCCTCTCGCTCATGCGCTGGGTATGTAGCGATGATGGCAGCCCGCTGTTCCGGCGTGTAGTGCCCGGCATCCTCAATGGTCATATTGACCACCACCGCCCCGGCAGGCTTCTCCTGAAGAAATCGCCGCACCACGCTTGACATGCCTTTCAGTGGGGTGAAGGTCAGCGTAACGATGCCCTGCCTGGCATTTGTCCGCGTCAGCCCCTCAAAATAAATGTCCTCTGGCGGCTCCTCGTCGAACCACACAAAGTCTAGGGTTTCTCCCTGCCACCGCTCGCGACCCTGGTCATAGGTTTTGATCGTCACCCGGCTTGTTCCGGCCTGCACGTCTCCGCCGCCACCATGGCGCACCAATATCGTTTCAACTGCATCGGCCACCCCATGCGCTGAGCGCTTCGTCTCGGCTATGGCGTCTCTCGGTATCGCGCCAGTGCCCCATGCCCCAGGCTGGCCCAACAGAATCCGCTGCACCGTATCGCGCGTGCTTTGACTCGTCTCAGATGCCGCCCAGCCAACAACCGGCTCATCGAACACGATTCCCGGCCACCAATCTGGATACCGGCCGGTTAGGTGCATCGCATGCTCAAATCCTGCGCTCCACGTCTTGCCAAGCTGGTTTCCGGCCTTTAGCAGCCGCTCACGAATGTGCAGCGGTCCGCCGGCCGCGTGGAACTCCCGCTGCTTAGGGTACGGTCGGTAAAACTCCAGCGCCCGCGCCTTGCGGGCTTCTCGGACCCTAGTGAGTAGTTCTGTCCTCGCCGCTGGCGGCAGTTCCAGCAGCCGAGCCAAGTGAGGTGAGAGCATCTTCCAGCGCCTTCAGTTGATCGGCCGGCAGCCCGTCCAGGGCGCCCGTCCGAATCTCCTTGCGTTCCACAAACATGCCGAGTTCTTTGCCAATAAGCTCCAGGGATCGATTGGCGGCGCTCAGGTTGGCCCGGTATTCGCCTGTCGGGTTGCCTTCTGCGTCGCGCACAGGCTCAGCGGCCATACCCATCTTGGTGATTTGCGTCAGGTTGTAGAGCACCCACGCCTTGTCAACCGCAGCCTTTTCAATGGCGCGCTCGCGCGACGGCGCTTCTATTGCTGCTCGAAGTTGCGCAATCCGCGAGCAAACATCAGCATCCTTGAGCAACCGATTGGCAGACTGCTCGGCGCCAGCCTTGCTATACCCAGCCGCCACGTAGGCGCGTGCGGCTTTTTCTCCCTTGGCGAGAAGTTGAGCAAAATGCTCATGGCGCTGGTTCTTCAGAGGCGCGTTCATCCGCTCACGCCTCCAGAATGATCCGGCTTGCCTGGGCGTCCGGGATGGTCAATTGCGAGTTTTCTGCGCGCTGCTCGATCACCAGGGGGTCGATTACTGCGCCGCCCATGCGCTGCATGTGCTGATCCATGAGGGCGATCAGGATTTGAGCGGCTTGGTGGGCTTGGCTGGTGGCTTTGAAACCGCCGCTGAACACCAGTTTGGTTGCGACGGCGCCGCCATCGTCCTCAAGGGTGATGCTTGCCGCGGGCATTATCGAAAGCCTCGCTGCATCCGAGCCTGACCGGGGCCTTGGGCGCGCTCGTCAAACCCGGCCGTCATTTGGTCGGTAGCTTCGCCTTGGCCCATCTGCTTGTACATGTCAAGCACCATTTTCAGGGCTTGGCCAATGTCGCTGGCAGTTTGCCGGGCGCTTTCGGTTTCGGCGGGGTCTTCGCCTTGTTCTTTGTAGACCTGAAGGCTGCCGTCTTGCATCACTGCAATACAGAGTTCGGCGACCTGGCCGGCGTCGTTGTCGGGTGAATTGGGCTGTTGCGTTGCCGCGTCAGGCATCATTTCTTCCATTTGCGCTCCAAAATAGTGCCGGGCCAAAGTTTGGCGGTCTTCGGCAGTATTATGCTACGCCAATTCAGAACTGGACTATATGTTGCCGATTACTAGCTGGAGTTGAGCGGGGATGAACAACGCTTATTTGCCTACGCAGCCGGCCAATGATGACCCTGCGTTTTCTCCTACCAGGCCCATGGAGCCTCGCCCCGAGGATGCGCCGTTTGTCGTCGTCATTGACGGTGCCGGCGCTCTGGGTGCCAAAGCGCATGTGCCAAGCGGTCCAATTAGCTGGCCCAGGGTTTGGCTTGGCGTGTCAGCAGGCTGCTTTGCGATGGCAGTTGCTATTTCGTTGGCGGGCTGATGGAGCCGATTGATACCGTCCCTGGCGTGCTCATCGAATCTGTCGAGGCGCGAGACGGCTTGGCTACAGTTGCTGTTTCAGATGGGGCCGAAACGGCAACGGTTGCAGTTCATGAACGCACTGCGACTGGCGGGCATTCTTGGGCTGCGGTCACTATGGACCGGGGCCGATTGCGGCGGTTTGCCCTGGCGCTGATGCGTGCCGCGAAACTTACGAAGGTGTGAATATGGCGCTTGAGCCAGTTACAGCAGTTGCCGACCTGGCAAATACCGTCATCAGCCGACTGTGGCCGGACAAAACTGCGCAGGAACAGGCGCAGTTGGCCGCTGCCCTGACGATTGTCCAGGGTCAACTTGAAATCAACAAAGCCGAGGCCGGCCATTCGAGCATCTTCACGAGTGGGTGGAGGCCATTTATAGGCTGGGTTTGCGGCATGGGCTGCGCATGGAACTGGATCGGCTTGCCAGCCGCAAAGTTCGGCCTTGCCGTGGCTGGCCATAGCGTAGCAATGGACCCGGCCGACCTGACGGAAATGCTGCCCCTGCTGTTCGGTATGCTTGGCCTGGGTACTCTGCGCACCGTTGAGAAGATCAACAAAGTGGCGGCCAAGTAGCCTGCCAGTATGGCTAGTCTCCGCTGTACAAGCGCATGAAGTTCATGGCTTCCAGCACAGTCGCGTAAGCATCTGGGTTTTCGTGCTCATCAAGTCGCCCCGATCCTTCCAGCGACTTTGACATTGAGTGCAAGCGCTCGTACAGGTCTTCCGCTTGGCAGGCCGAAATGCGGGCGCCCAGGTGTCGCCCTTGCGCGCTGGTATCAGCGTGCCGTCAGCATCCTCGGTGCCGTTGACCGTGGCGTCTTCCCAATAGCGCACTCCGGCGCTAACTTCGATGTAGGTTGCTTTCATAGCTTTCCATGGGTTTGCCATAGGTTCCTCGCCTTTCGTGCTCGTGCTCATGGATGGTTACCTCCGGTGTTATGCAGCACCAATTCAGCCAGCAGCCATAGCCGCGTCAATCGCAGCCCGCAATGTCTTCCCATAGCCGGCCTTGTTGCTGTCGCCGCACACGTAGTATTCGCCGTCGTGCGCCGCGTCCACTACAAGGTGCATGCTCAGTTCTTCAAGGTGCTGCCGCTCCAGCCAGTCCAGGCGCTCGGCGTCCTTGCGCAGCTTGTGCGCCACCTCAATTCCGCTGGCGCCCGTCTCCCCAACCAGCGCCCGCTGAAGCGCCGAAAAGTTCTCGCGCTAGTCGTCGGCGCATGCTGTCGTGGTCATCTTTGTTGCTCCTGTAGTGCGCCCGCAGGCGCGTCCAACAACTCCGCTACCGCACTCAAAGCAAAGTTCTTGCACGTTCATAGGTTTTCTCTACGTTCGTTCACCAACCGCAGCGTTATGCAGCGCCACCAACGCCAGCCTTTGCCATAGCAGCATCAATTGCGGCGTCGTAGACCTCTGGGTTGCGTGCTGCCTCGGTGCTAATCGGGATGTGGTAGACCGCGCGCAAGAACCTATAGCGGGCGGTCTACC